AACCCGCCTAGAATCAAGGTTTCCGCACCAGCAACGCCACGGTTTCCACATGTACCGTAAGTCGATGTCAAAAAACCATGTGTGCTACACAATATTATAGCGTAACTTATTATCTTTTAAAATAAGAGATTTTCAAGAAATAGAAAAACCAGAAGTACTATAGCGTAACCAAGCGTGTTATAGAAAAACTTGTGCAAGGTAGGCAAATCGTAGTCACTGCCTACCAAATGAGGCGGGCCCGGTATTCCGGAACCCGCCTGCATCATGATTTTTTCTTGTTCATAATCTGTTCACATTTGTTTGATATATTCCATGTTTGGAATCATGTGTCTATCTTTTCTTTAACCCCATTGTCAACCGGCACATGTTTTCTCATAAACGAGGCCGGCAGAAAACTGTCAGCCTCTCCTCTTTTTCAGAACATGCGCACCCGAACATTTGGTATCTGCCTCCCTCACTCTCCGCCTTCCGCCTCCCCTATCCTGATGGCTAAATCCAAAACAGTAGCGGCTGTCTCGTCACTGATGAAATGAATATGATTCATCATAATATCATTTATAAGCAATCTCATTTCACAAAACATGTCCTCTGCCGCCTTGGCAGACTGATATTGTACATAAGCTCCTTCAATCATAACTTTATACCTCCCCACCGTTTATATATATATATAAACGCTTTTTTCGGTATTTTTCTCCATACATTTTTTACTTGTGACAAATTTAGTAAGCATGTGGCTGTGAACAACAGTTCAATTTTCAATTAACATTGAGGTGTTTTTCGTTACTAATAACAAAAGACGCCATTATGGCGCCTTAAAATTTTTCCAGTTAACAATTAAACCTGCTACTTTTTTGTCACAGAAATCACAGTTCCAGTGAATGCTTCTGTTTCTTCCAGTTTTCCTGTATAAACAACAGAAACCGTATCTCCTTCTTTGACAGAAGATAATCCTTCTGGTTTTTCTCCTTCAAAGCTAAGAACATAATCCACTCCATCCCCATCGGTGATAACAAACATAAAATCCTTAATGTCACTGATAGTACCTGTAAGAGTGGATTCTTCTTCAGCCATTCTATTTTCACCGCTTTTAGTGGAAGACACATCAAGCGTACTTTCCGCTATCGAAGTGCTAACTATCTGTGTAGGCGCTGCGGAAGACACTTCACCTTTCTGCGCGGAACATCCCGCAACCAACATCAAAGTTACACAAGTAGCTACAAATACATTTCTTTTCTTCATTATCAAATCCTCCTTTTTATAATTTCATAATATTAGACGTATTGTATTTCAAAAAAGTTGCAGATTTTAAAAATTTTTTTTAAGTTATCTTTTTATTTTTCCTATTCATACTTTGTCTATATTTAGTCGATATAATATTTTCGTAGATGTCACCATCTATGCCCCCGAATATTTTGTACATGGATGGGTCTGGTCCTATGGACTAGACCCATCTCCTCTGTTATCCCCATCCTTATCTGGCATCAGTGTCACCACGTAAACACGTACCGTCGATTTACCATGTCGTACTCCTCCGCAATCCGGAGCACACCCCTGGCATCCGTAATCATGCACTTTCCCTCGTCGCTACCCTTGACTGGGCAGAGTAAAAATGCCTCGCCGGCAGGGTCCACCTGGTAGCCGGTCAGCATGTAGCCCTCACTGTCAAACAGATACCAACCACAGGTGCCGTCCGTGGCCTCCCTGAGCCAGTACCAGCCATTGGCCGCATAGCTGCCGTCTGTAAACTGATACCACCAGCGCTGGCCGTCTGCGGCCGGCTGAAAGCCCTGGGTGTATGTCACTGGGACCGGGGTATAGTCGATGTCGCAGAGCTTGAGGACCTTCTGCCAGGGTGTGGCCGCCACTCTGGACTTGATGGTGCCGTAGTTAATGCCCTTGGCCTCGATGCACCAGCCATCCCCGATATACACCCCGATGTGGCCCGGCTTCCAGACCGCCCAGCCGACCATGGACTCGTCCAGATGGTCAATGCCTACCCGCTCCACGGCCGTGTCATAATAGTTGTAACTGCCGCGGATGCGCCCGGTGTACCAGCTGATGAGGCCGCTGCAGTCCGTGCAGCGCTGGCCTATGTACTTGGCAGCTTTGGCCTTGTAGGCGGATGTGTATGTGCCTGGGTTCTCCCGGGCGAGGCGGTCAAGGATGGCCTGGGTAAGGACCTCGCCCTTGGCGCCGTAGACGTAAGGGGTGCCCAGCTTGTCCTTGCAATGCTGTATTAATCCTGCTGCTGTCTTACTCATAGTGTTTTCCTCCAATCAAAAAAAAATAAGGCCCAGGGGCATCCCTGAGCCATGAAAAGTTGTGACGTCACAAGTTGCGATATCGCAACTGCTGCCTAACCCCGCAGCAGGGAGATAGATGGGACCACCTCCTTCTACCCTCTATTGCCTTCCTGATAATCCGTACTATCAATCTTGTCCTTCAGGACCGCGATGTAATTACGCAACCATTCTGGGACATTAGCGCCCATGCGGCCGGCATTCTCTATGATGGATAATAATTCGTTCAAGAGGTACCACACGGCCACCAGGAGCCCGAAAAAGGCCTTGGCGGTTATCTGTATGCCCAGGCTCCCCGCCACTGACACAATTACATAATCCACAACTATGGCTACCGCAATCACACACAGGTATCCCACCTTCTTGATGATGCCCTTTGCGCCCCTCCTGGAACTCCAACCATAGCCAGCGTCACCCGGATGGTCGATAGCCTCCGTCTTGCTGGCCAGCATCCCGGTTATGTAATCCAGCACCATCATCCCCATGAGGATACACAATACAGGATATAAGATTCCAAGCTTCGAACTCAAAAAGGCACCGGCTGCCGCCAGTACCCCCTGCACTGCATATACATACTCTCTTTTCATTCTCATTAACCTCACCTTTCCTTATTTTGTGGCATAGTTCTTGCCTGTTATTTCCTTGTAGTCCGCCTCGGACAGTTTACCCGCGGCCACCAGGGCCTTAAGCCGGTCAATGTCCCATAATCTCGGGTAATACTTCTGCGCCAGTCCTTTTACATCCATGGTCTCACCTCCTATAAGTCTGTCCCGGTCATCACAGCCAGGAAATCAATGTCAGCCCTGTTATGCTCCGCCGCGGCCTCTACACCTGGCTGAGATAGCGTTAGGAACGCCACACGGCCATATACAGCCTCCGCAGTGACGGCTCCGTCCTCTCCGTACTGCTCCGGGGTAATGAGATAGTCGTCATCAATACTCTTTGGATTATCCAGCACCGTATAATCATCATACACGGCCAGGGTGCTGCCATCCTCATTGACAGTCTTAATCTGCTCCGTGGCTGCAGCATTCGCAAACACGGTCACGATGTCCTCCAAGGGTTCCTCCGCCTGGAAGATAAGCTGCAGAGCGCGGGGCGTGGAGGACGTGCCGCCGATGACCAGCGGGTACTCCTTCCCGTTTTTCAATACAATTTTTTCATTCATATATTTTCCTTTCCGCCTGGCCGGACATGCCGGACGCCAGGCAATAAAATAAGTCCCTGGTTTAGGGACCTAATTTGCAGGTTACGATTCATTTTTTCTTATCACAAATAGCAATTTACCATACATAGACACCAGCAAAAAAATTAAAGATGGGTTTGCTAACGGTACAAGTTGGGCAGCTACAGAGGATTGTATAGTTTGTGGTTCCATTGGTTTTAACATCTCAGCTCAGGGTTGTAATGTACTTATAAATGGGATAAATATTTTTTGGGTCAATAATGATGTCACAGTCAATTCGTCAATGCCTATATGGTTTTCTGTGCGTAAAGGTGATACCGTACGATTTATTGGTTATAACAGTCAAGTTCCAAACCTTACGAACCTATATGCCTTCAGCACAAAATGATTATTATGATGGCTTATTAAATTTCCAAACCTGCTTCCAGTTTCGTCCGTCATAAAAATCATACCAGATACCGGTGTTGTTAAATGCGATTGACGCAATCTCACCGTTATCATAATATAGCTGGAATGCCCGGTCAGTTCGGTCAGAATACACGGCTGTAAAACCATTAATGTTCTTGACGCCGTTTAAAGTCACCTTTGCATTAGTTTTTGCTAAATTGCTATCTATGCTATCTTTTACCTGCTTAAGGTACGCGCTGGATGGGACCTTATTTGTAGCTGTGGACTCCACCTGCACAATATCCGTCTTTGCTACATAATCCGCCAGTTTCAGCATAAGGGCATCATTAGTCACAGCTTTATTGATAATAAAATCCCCTACCTTATCAAGGAAGGTCTGCAAGATAGTTTTTTTATTCTTCGTCCCGTCAATGATTCCCGATGTGTCTATAACGGTAATAGCATCAGCTGACGCCTCTGTGAATCCCTTGGCCATATACCGCCAGTTTGCACCGTCTGCCGGCGTGACTCCATGCAGGTTATCCTTTAACGCCACATAGGTACTACCCTCATGGTACACCGTATTGTACTTATTATACGTGGCATCCGCGCTGTATACCCCCTTGTCTGCGTAGCCAACATTTCCTAACTTTGTATATCCTTCTGGTGCTGCCATAATATCCTCCTTATGCTACGATTTTCCAGTACAGTATCGCGTCAGCCACAACAAAATCAACTCCGGCCCCGCCTTTTTGATAAAGAGCTCCGGTCTCTATATCCAGATAAAAGTCAGGAGCTGTAATCTGCGAATACTGACTAGCTCTGTCAGCTTCATCCTTTGCCCTGTCAGCCTGGGTCTTAGATTGCTGGCTGTGATACTCGCTGTTATTTGTATCCTCCCCTGGCCTTGTTCCGGTTCCTCCATGGGCCCAACTTTCTGACAGCAGGGCAGATTCGTCTGCTTCTTCTTTTGCGGTCTCTGCCAACTGCCGCTGCTCCGTGGTTTCCGCCAACTTCGTATCTGCATACTGCTTATATTCCTCTGTAATCTCATTGGCATGGTCAACGGCGTCCTGCGCTTCTTGCCGTACCTGTTGGACATCACTGGCCGCCTGGTCAACAGCTTCACCTTTCTCAATCAGATAATCCACGGCGCCGTTCATCTGGTTTTGCAGCTCTGTCAATGCCTCCACATTAGCAGACCTGACCTGCCGTCCATATCTGGCATTCTTCCAGTCCTGTATCTGCTGATTTATGTCAATATGTACAGGTTGTGCTGCCATAACAATCACCTTCCTTTCGGCATACAAAAAGAGCGAGGCATTGTCCCCGCTCTCGTCAATCCATATCAAATCCTATTCATGGCTGGTGCAGTCTGGAATGTACTGTGTTTCCAGATAGGTAATAAACTCAGGGTCCGTACAAGTCACCAGTCCGTCTGCAGCAGTCTTATGACCGTTCCAATAATCATATCCTTCAACCAGCTCTCCGTACCCATTAAAGGCATACAACACACCATCAATCTTAGTGACATCCACCGGAATGGTATAATCATCAAACTGGAAGGACCAGATTCCATCTTCTGACTGGCTCCATTTACCGGAATAAGTCTCGCGATTTTTCAATTGCCCATCCTCACACCAGCGTGTCAACAATCCAGCATCATACTTGTCTTGAAACACACGCCTAGAGGCTTTAGCTGTTTTTGACTTACTTGCCTGAATCTGCACACATAAATCATCGTTTAACCATATCCATCTATACCCGTAAGAATAGTCACTATCCTTCATTGGTGTTGACGCATAGACTGTAGGTTCATTTGGGTCATTCGGATTATTATATTCAATTTCCACTGCAAAAGTATTAAAAGATAATAGTAAAGATAATAATGCACTTAATATGACTGTAAATTTTCTCATAAATATACCCCCTTATAACCGCATTATATATCATTACCTCTTTTAATTCAACCCTCCCTTCATTAGCTACCAAATACTTTATTGTGTAGTAATTTTATTTCATCAGTTAAACTCCAATTATCCCACCAAGGGTCGGACAAATAAATATCATCACAATCAATGCGCCCTGTATTTATACCTCCCCAGGCTATCCGAGTTAATTTCCCATTGCGTTGTAATGTTATACTTACAGGTGCATCACTCCATGAGCTTGATGCAATTTGGATTGAATGCTCACTATCTCGACTATAAAGTAATCCACTACTATTACTTGATATGCCAAAATCCCCCAACCATGAATAGTTCGGTGTAATCCATGTATTCCCAATAGCAATCTGACCGGAGTGGATTCCCACTGCTCCATCATCATCAACATAGAACGTACCGTTACCTATGTCAATTGTACCACTAATGATATCAGAACCAATTATGGTGCTGCCCTGAATCACTCCCAGAAGGACGTGCAGGCCTGTATTGTCCCAGCTTCCAATCTCGTTTCCGTTGGCGTTCTTGACCACAATCTTTCCATCCTTAGCAAGGCCATACCCGCCTACCTCCAGGATTCCGCCACGGATGCGGTCTGCCAGCATCTGGCCGGCAGTGATGAAATCAGCCAACAGGTTACCGTCAATAGTCCAGGCGTTACGATAAGGTCCGTTGATGCCACTGGTGGAGAATCCGATGCCATTCTGATTTATCTGGATGATATTCGTTGCGGTCTCTTTGTCCGGTGTGTTCATGACCAGGATGCGCCAGGGATGCATTTTCTTGCCTGTAACCGGGTCTTGACTGTCAAGAACAACATAACCTCCCAGCCCTCCTGTGATAAGGTTTGTCGCATTGGCAATCTTCCGGGCCAGTTCTTCATATGTTTTTGCCTCGGATTCCTGTACGGCTTTTGAAATACTTACCTGCTTATTCACGGTGGCTCCTGTAAAGCTGCTCACTGTGGTCCCAAGGGATATGCTGCCCTTTGCCGGGTCATCCAGGTACATGTCAAGCTGAGCCAGTAACAGGTCCTTGCTGACTCCGTGAGGCTTGCTGATAGCCGTCGTGTAATATCCGACCCGGAAGCGCCGGATGTCTACCCCAGTATAATTCAGGTCTACGGCTGATACCTTAAGCGTATCCGGTATCCCGGACACCTCCTTCAGGTATTCTTTGGCCTTTTCCAGGAGCCTTGCGGGGTCTGTGATGTCTGGCCATTGGAACGTCCCCCATATCTTCCCGTATTCATCCAGCACGGCCTGCTCCGCTGTGATATAATCCTTCCCATCATTAACCGATGTAATATCGACCGTGCCCGTCTGTGTCTCCCCAAGCTCGTCCTGGTATTCCACATCCCCTCCGTAGGGTATCATACATGTTACCACATTAGTGGCATCCTGATACTTTGTTAGGTCCAGGAGATTGACGCCAAAACGTATCTGCTGTTCATTCTTACCGCCATAGTCGTAGGTGTAATTAAGATACTTCTTGCCGTCCCTGTATTCAACCCATATGTATCCACCATGGACGTCTATCAGCTGCGCTTTCAGCGTGTTCCAGGTATTGTCAATCTTAGTGGACTCCCGCTTAAGTTCATTGTTTTCATCGGCCACATTCACCCGGCCAAGGACAAACTGTTTCCGCTCCTCCACCTGCCCATTATGATTTTCTACCATCTGGGCGAGGAAATCATGGATGTTTCCACTCAAAGAAAAGGGGCGCTGTGCGCTGTCAATGAGATAGGCCAGGCTTCCCTCGCATACCACATCTTTTGTATTATGAAAATCCGACTCATCCGACAGCACGCGTCCCTCATATATCAATATCCCATCCTCCATTACCTGGATGGATGACTTCATCTTCTTTAAGGTGTTGGAATACATATGACTGGAAGGAATGCGGAATGTAAGAGCTCCTGTCTTGTTGAGGGTAAGGGTAAGACGAGGCTCAATCACTCGCAGGTTCCTGTCCCGCTGGTCATGCAGGCAGTACGTTCTGCCGTCAATCACATTGTTGATTTTATACATTACAGGCTTCCTCCCCTGTAGCTTACAGTCACGATACCATGTCCCGTGAATGTCATCACATGCTCTCCATCCTTTATCTCAATATCCGGCAGATAGTTTTCTCCCGCTTTCAGGTCAAACCTTTCACCCTCGAATTCCACCTGCATATCGGATGATACTGTAATTCTTGGCACCACCGGCATGGGTGAGCCTATAACAGTAAGCACAAGCGTCCCGTCCACGTTTTGGTTCCCATATTCCTTTATTACTCCTTCCTCAAAATCGAATGGGTCCCACAACCAGTCCTCATCCGTGGCCGTAAGCTCATATTTATATGGGTCACATTCAAATTTCAGTGTCACCAGGCTGAATGCCCGGTTCTTCTTTTCATATTCACAGGTCCCGCGCCCCAGGTAATAAAACCCATTGTCCCAGTCCAGAACAATCTTCCGTTTCTTTCCATGCAGGTAGTTACTGAGCTGGCTCATACGTCCAGCCCAGTCATAATAGCTCCGGTCCTCTATGTCACATTCAATCGTAATCTTGCGGTCCTCATACCGGGTGCCGAAGTAATCCGTCATATCAAGGTAGCCATCCGCTCCCGGTATGTCAATCTTACTCTCCTTTACCGATGGGAACCCTATATTGATGGACTTAATCCGAAGGCCAAAATCATCATAGGTATGCTTCTCCTCATCAAAGGTGATTCCTAAATATTTCATTCCATATCCCTTCCTTCCATCCTTCCACGGTTCCCCAGGTTGTCATTCACAGGTTCAGACACAATGCTTCCCACATTCTTCCCGTCCATATTGACGGATACACCGTCCATAGCATTTGCCATTTCCTGTCCCATCCTGCGGTAATCCACAGCATATCCCGGACCGTATCCTTCATTCCCATAGGTGCTCGCGGGGAGGCTGGATGTACCAGTCACAGCTCCAACACCAGCCAGTGCTGCATTGATGCCTCCATTCCCCATCATGGCGCCTGCGGCCGCCTGCATTGCATTGGCAACCACGGCCTGTACCGCTGCCTGCAGCTGGCCGGACATGGACCGGATGCCCTCTATCATACTGATGATGGACTGTTTCCCCACATCCGACATACTGGACGGAAGCGTATCCACGGAGCCGAGTACATTCCGGGCAATAGCCTTGAACTGTTCCAGGTTCTCGGTGGAGCCGGATGCGTCCTTGATGGACCCTGCCATAGCAGAAACAAGAGCCACCGCATTCTGAGCCGCCGTCAACTTCATAGTCTCCAATGGCTGGTTGAGAGCCACACCAAGCTCTGTCATGGAAGATACATATTCCTGCTGGTATTTTGCCAGTTCTGCCGATGTCTCCCGCTGCATCTGTGCAATCTGCTTGGATATCTCCCCACGCATTGGCTCCATTTCTGCCACCGCTTCCTGGCGTGCAATGCGATTTTTAGCTTTGAACAGGCTCACATATTCATCCAGCTGGTCGTCACTCATTTCCGTCATAAGCTGGATTTCAGCTGCTGCTTTTGGTCCAAGCTCCTGCAATTCCTCCAGAAGGTCGTCGCCAATCCCACGGCGTTCCAGGTCCCTCAGATTCTTGCGCCACTGCTTCAACCCGTCCACCTGTGATTGCAAGTTATTAAGCAGGTCATCCGCTGTCAGGTCCGTACTGGAATCAAATGCATCGAACAACCCATACGCTGACTTAATCTGGTCTGCCCGCTGGTTGACGGCATCCTTGTACTGGTTATTGAGGTCCTTAATTCTATCGTTAAGGTCCTTGTACGCATTCGCAACCTTGTCCGTATAGTTTTCTTCCGCTTCCAGCATCCTGTCATTCAGGTCTTTCTTGGCAGACAGGTATTCCTTATCGGCGTCAATCCTGGCCTGTGTGCCTTCTTTTGTCTGTTTGCGTACCTCGTCCCAGTATCCGGCCTCATCCGCAAGGGTAAGTCGGTTATAAACCTTATGGTTTTCCAGCTTCTTCTTGGCTGCTTCCAGCGTGGCCTGTGCAACTTCCTCCGCGCTCTTCTTGGCATATTTCTTATTGGACCGGATTCCCTCAGCGATACCAAGGGATATATTGCGTCCAACCTCGTCCCGAAACACACGCGATGGAGAATGGATGCCTAACAGGCTCTTAAGACCATCCAGGGCCGCCTCACCCACACTCTTAGCAGCGTCAATGATGGTCCCAATGGAGTTTTTAAGGCCATTTGCAATTCCGTTTACGATGTCTTTACCAATCTGTATCCAGTCAAATTCTAAAAACTTAGCTTTGACACTGGTAAATACCTGCGGCAGTTTTCCGACCAGCTCCGGGATGGCCTGTATGATTCCGGCTGCAAGTTCGCCCAGTAATTCAATTCCCTTCTGCAGGATTTCCGGGAGGTGGCTTGCAATTGTGGCGATTATCTGTATCAGTGCCTCGGCGGCGGCCCCGATAACGGCTGGGAGATTTGACAGGATGCCCTGAGCCAGCTGTCCAATGAGATTGATTCCGGTCTCCAAGATTTGCGGCAGGATTCCAAGAATTACATTATATAACTTGCTTATGATATTTCCGGCATTCGTTATCAGGGATGGGGCCTTGCTTAATAACCCCTGTGTAAACTGATTAATTGCATTGGCGCCCTGTTGCAGCAACTGCGGCAGCCTTGTGCTGATTACGGATGTAAACTGATTGAACAGATTTGCAGCCTGCGTCTGCAGCGTTGGCGCATTGTTCAACAATCCCTGGACAATGCCCTCAATAATAGACCATCCAAGCGACAACAGGGATGGGACCAACATGATGATGCCCTGAACGATGGCAATAAGCAGGGAACCTCCCGCCTCCAACAATTGGGGCATATTTTCATTTAGGCCCTGTATCAACGTATCAACAAAGGATACGGCAAGTTCAATAAAGGCAGGCAGCTGCTCAACAAGTCCTGTCGCGATATCCGTCACAAGACCTGCGCCCATTTGAATAAATTGGTCTGCACTGCCTTCAAATTCCTGCCACAGTTCCTCGACCACCATCGGCACTGTTTCTGCTAGCCTTGGGATAATTTCTCCCAGGTTCTTCCCTACATTTCGGGCGACTGTGGCAACCGCGTCCGCCAGCTCTTTAGCAGTTCCAGAACCATTCAAAAAGTTGTCAAAGGCTGCCTTTGCGGCGTTCATGGACCCTTCGATGGTAGTAGAGGCTTCCTTGGCCGTTGTGCCGGTTATATCAAGCTCACCCTGGATTACATGAATGGCAGAGTATACGTCATTCAGATTGCTGATGTCATATTTCACGCCAGATATTTTGGTGGCATCCGCAAGGAGGCGGTTCATTTCCTCCTTTGTTCCGCCATAACCCAGTTTCAGATTATCCAGCATCGTATAATTCTGCTTTGCGAATCCCTGATATGCATTTTGGATGGACGTCATGTCTGTACCCATCTTATTGGCGTTATCAGACATGTCCACCATTGCCATATCGGCTATCTTTGCCGCTTCTGCCGTGTCCCCGGCCACGCTCTGTAATAGTGATGCGGAAAAACTGGTGACACTTTGCATGTACTCATTGGCTGACAACCCCGCAGTCTTATAGGCATTGTTTGCATTCTCTATGACTGTCTTGGCATTTTCCTTGAAAAGCGTTTCCACGCCGCCCACATTCTGTTCCAGGCTGGCTACAGAACCTAATGCAGCCTTCGACATACCGGCAAAAGCAGCAGTGATTCCAGCGACTGAGGCTCCCAGGACCGCCAGTCCCCCCTTGGCTATCCCGCCAAGTTTGCTGATACCGCTTGAAAATCCCTTTTCGTCAACCCTTGTATCAAAATTCAGATGGCCGTCGGCCTCAAATAATTGTAAGTCAAAATGAGCCATACTACTCCTTTCGCAGTAGCACGGCTCATTGGCTCACAGATGCTAAATCCTTATTTCAAATTCCTTTCTGCACTCCTTACATTTCACATATACCCCATTGCTATGGGCTGTGTTGTCGTATAACACCGCATTTTTCCCACAATGAGGGCATCGGTACCACTTGCGCAGCAATGGAGGCTTTTCAATCTTTTTCATCATCCAAACATATCCCCTATCTCATAATCAGATGGAGCTGGCTGCGGGATGGCAATGGCCCTCTGTATCCGCTGTATCCGCTGGCGTTCCTTCACATCCTTGATATCAGCTGTGTTTGTGTTCCGGTACATTACCCGCTGCTTAAACTCTGTACCAGACGACAGGCCATCCAAAAGGATGCGAAACTTCCACCAGTGCATGTCTGTTTCCGTGAGGTCAATCTTATAGTCCTGCCGGAACCCCGATATGATGTATTTTGCATCGAACGCAAAATCATACAGCGGCTTTGGTATCACCGGCTCTAATTCCTCATCTGCGCCCTCTGGTTCACCACCCGTCTCTATCGTGCACTCATCCATACGAAAAAAACTCATAAGTGGCTCATGGGCATCCCCCCATTGCCAGTGTGGTATGTTTTCCAGATACATCTCCATCATGAGAGTCATCTTCTCATCCTGGCTGAGTCCGTCACATCTTATCATATCAATGAACCGCAGCCAGTCCTTGAAATCAGTCACAATTTCGCGTTCCACGCCATACAGATTGACCGATTCAGGATAGGCTTCATAAAGCAAGTTCATGCTCATGCACGCTGTCCCCCATTCCAGTTCTTATTCCTCTGTTGGTTGTTCCGTCGCTGCTGGCGGTTTTGCCGTGGGGCATATCGGCTCATCAGCTGCCCTCTCTGCTGGACAGCCTCCTCATTGCAACGCATACAGGCTCCCATAAAAGCAGCGTAGGCCAGGTCGCACATACCTGCGTTCATCTTTCCATCAAATAATCTCTTTGCTGTCCCGGTACCATATATGTCATCAAACAGGTTATGAAAGAGGCCACAGTATCCGCGTATCAGTTCACTGTTGCTTCCGGCCTTCTGCACCTTCTTTTCATCCTGCCCCATCCGTTCAAATGCCTTTTCATACTTTTCAGCAAAATCAGCGTCCTGCAGGTCTACCTCAAACTCAATGTTGTTATAACTCCACTTCTGGCTCATAGGCTCACTCCTTTATTCTTATGTTCCCGGTGCAGGATCCGGTGCACTGCCCTCGGTAAATGTCACTGTCTGCCATTTATCAGCGGATGTCGCTGTACCCAGCACGGCCTCTCCTGCGGCGCGGAAGTTTCCGGAATAAATCAAGGCATCCGTTCCGTCGCCGGTTGTATCCGGTATAACGCTGTAAGCACGTTTCCGTGCTACTTTTGCGTCCCCATCTGTAAACAGGTCCACCGTTACGATTTCCACGGTCGCATCGGAACCAGTGTACTCGTTGTCCGTGATTTCGGCCAGCTTCTCATGTACTGAGTATGGGCTGTGCCGGTCAAAACTGTACCCTATCTGGGTCGCATAGCCCACCACGTCCGACCGTTCGGTGTCCTCATCCACATACTGTCTGGAATACTCTTTTGCGCTCTTGGATTCCGACATGGACGAGAACCCCTGCATTCTTATAAATTTAGGTTCTGCGGTTGTCCCCACATTCAGGAACGAAACCCGCTTGGAACGCTTAATCAGCTTACCATCGTTTAGCTTATCTGCATTTGCCATATAATCATCTCCTTATTCGTACAATAACCTGAGCTGTACCTGATACTTTGCCAGGTCCGCATCAGACCCAAACAGGTAATAGCTCGACATCAACGTGTTTGATATCACCTGACGTCCCTCCAGCATAGGCAGGATACCTTCATCATCCTGTCTTTCTACCCAGTCAGCCAGATTCTGATAAAAAAATGAATTGTCTATCATGGTCCGGGCATCCCCGTCATAGGCCTCTTTGGAGGTAAAAGAGTATTGGAACTGGTATATCTTTCCTCCATCAACATACTCCTTATAAACAGGTTCTGCCGGGATTGGGTCGAGGCTGTATGACCGGCTGTCTGGCAGGTAATCAATATTAAACTCTCCATCCCTTAGGTATGGGCAGCTCATGAAATATTGTCTCAGAGCTGCAATCACTGACTCATTATTTATTGTTTGCTGCAATCCTGTTTGCTCCCTTCTGTATGGTTTCTGCCTTGGATGTTTTCATCCTCTCAAACCACAATCGTCCCCGGTTCCCACCATCCCCTTTGCCTTCATAGTACTGTTTCCTTGCATAAGGGGCCAGGTACTCAATCTTTCCACTCCCGATAACCGTTCCTAGGGTTGCGGACTTTATCATGTATCCTGTGAGCCTCGATGTAAGCGGGTCCATATACCGTAGGCACTCGGAATCAACAAAGGCCTGCGCGTTGGAAAAAGCCTCTGACTTTTCCCTTGCAAAACCAGGATTCCACTCCAGTCGGGCGGTGACGGTTCCGCCTTTCCCCTTTGTCTGGTACACACTTCCCCGCGGGGTCGTGATTTGGAATACGCGTTTCTGTGCCATCACACACCTCCCACACGCCAATGTTTCAGACCACCCTGACGGTTATCTGACCATGATGTAACCTTAAAAGCAATCCGGCTCTCTTTCTGCAGGTCTGCCGGCTTTTCAATATCTGGCCCAATTCCCCTGACAATGTAATCATCGTTTTTCAGTGTCCATGTTCCATCGGCCCCTGCATATTCATCTGGTGGCACATATCGACTGCCGCCAAAATCAGCATAAACCGGTATCCTCACCTTGTATGCATCAGCAGAAGCAAGTCCACCGTCAGTCAGGCTGACCTTATTGTCCACATAGAACCATACCCCCTTTATCATGGTATGGTGCCAGACCCGCATCCGGCTTTCAGGGTCAAGGAAGGAGTTATAAACTGTTATGTCTGCATTCGTGAGCATGTCCGCACCCCACTTTCCGCCTCAGCCAGCCAGTAGGTAATAGATACATATACACAGCATCGTAGGCCTTCCGTCTGACCGCTTCTTCCACCGTCTGACCGTCTGTTTGTTCCATCACATAAGATACGGAATAGCCGTCATTGTTCTCGGATCGGACTGGTCCTGCCTTTCCTTCCGCCATTCTCTGGTCCTGCTCCTGTTCTGCCATATAATACACGTCTGCTGCTGCGCATACTGCATCCTTTACCATGTCATTTGGTATGGCAAATATGTCACCATTCAGATGGGTAAGGTATCGGATGTACGCTTCTGCCCTGCGCTCAGATGCCGGGAAGGCATCTTCCGGCATTTTCCCACCATGCTCAATCTGATAATATTTGTAATCCACATACATCCGTGACCACCCTCCTTATTCTGTTGGTGTTCCAGCCTTCAAGATAGCAAATGGGCATCTTTTGGTCTTATCCGTTTTCATGGAGTTAATCGGATTAGGGATTTCCCATCCAAGTCTCATGACTGCCCTTAACGCCACCATGTCATTCTGCATCAGGTTGTACGCAATGGAGCCGTCTGTATTCTGAACAACGCCCTCCGTGAACAGCTTAAAGGTGATGTCCTGACGGATTGCATATACCAACTGGCTGAAATCACCAGATATCATCAACGCCTTTGATTTGTCAAAGGCGCCGTTGTTGGGGAAGTTCATCGGGCTGCCATCCAGTGAATAAGTGGTTCCGTTCTGCATGTCGCTCTTAAATATCGGGTTCCCCGTCGTATCCTTCAGGCCTCTCAGTTTAGCGCGCATGGAGATATCAGCCATGTGTCCGTTGACGAAATACCCGGATTCCTCAATCTTGGCAATAATGCCTTCCTCCGCCATAATTTTATCATACAGGTCATCCCCGGTTGCAAGCGTCACGACGGAACCGGCCTTAGTGGCAGTCGTCACAACACCGTCCCTCCATGTGGATGGCTTATCCAAGTCAAACAGAACCGCACCGTCAATCACCTTGCCGAAGGCCTCAATTACCCTCGGCTTGACCTCTCCCCAGATGTCATAGTCAGAATCATCCAGGACGGCCTCAGGGATTGGTACAATAACCGCAATCTCCTCCGCTGTGATAAACTTCTTATCCCAGGCCTGCTTCGTGGTCTTTTTCGCCCCGGTATCCCCGTTGACAAAGTAGGCAATCGGGAGCATGTCAAGCACCGGCATCTTATACGTCTTGCTGGACATGTTCGGCAGTTTCCTTCCTCTCTGCAGGACTGCGGACTGTGTCACCACACCCTGGATAATCTCCCGCGCATTCTCCTCAGGTATGAGTGATGCCGCGCCAGTCCTGTCAATAATCTGCGCGTCGCCTTCAAAAAGCTGTATATCAAATTTTCTATGTCTCATAGTTCCTCCTTATCTTCTTGCTGCCATGCGAATGGCGTTGTTGATAGAATCGTTCGTGTTCTGGGCGCTCCCCACTCCACCCGCCTGTGCGGAAGTCGTTACGCGGTAACCGCCCTGACTTGTGAAACGTGGGTTATCTTTCAGAAATTTCTCAGCTGCCTTTGTGAAGTCTGTTTTATCATCCACCAGCTTACCAACCTTGAACAGCACATAGTCCAGGTCATCCGGCTTTACTCCCTTATCCCGCAGCAGGTTGGAATTCTTCACCTGTTCCAGTTCCTTTAATGCATTGTCCCTTTCCTGCTCAATAGCGGACAGATTTGGTTTCTGCTTCTCCTTGTTTGTCTTATAATCAGCAAGGGCCGCCTTGACCTCATCCTCGGTCATACCCTGCTGCTGGAAATAAGATTTAAGGGCTGCCTGCTCCGCACGATGCGCCCTTGCATTGGCTATCTCCTCCGCCTGCTCAAAACTATAGGTTCCCTTGTTTCCCTCATCACCGGCATTATTCCCCTGGTTTCCCTCAGAGCCGCTTCCGCCGCCGTCCTCGAAAAGCTGTAAATCAAATAATCTCTTTCTCATGTTTAACCTCCGTTTTTAGTGCGTGAACTGTTCCGATGCTTTTTTGTCATCACGTTTTGGACATAATAAAAGCACCCCTTATGAGATGCTATATAAATCGTATACAATTATATTGCGCATTGATATGGCACAATCCCAAGAACCATGTATCAATCAATGCCTTGCCTGTATCATTCAGCTTTTGCCATTTAACTGATACATTGCCGCTTTCCACGGTCTCAGTCAGCCGGATACCCGCTATCTCCCGCAGGCCCTCAATCATAGTCAACGTGATGGACGATACGGCGGCACACACGATTGACTGGCCTCTCCGGCCATATCCGGCATGTCCTGATAATGACAGGCCATCTCGCCTTACCTTTACTTCAATCACCTGGCAGTCCTCCTTCCTGGCGCAACCCTTCCTTGCAAATCATAATAGATTCTTTCCCGTTGTTCCTGTAATCCCATCCGCTCACAAAACGCCTTGTATTCATCCAGTTGGGCCTGGTACTTGCAACGCGCCAGCATGATATCATCCTGAGATGCGCCGGCCTGCTGTAATAGCTTTACTTTCTGGCGCTGTGCCCTCATGTTGGTTTCCAGATACCGCTGACGCTGCGTGGCTTCATAAAGAGTATATTCTTTCCCTTTGAATACTTTTTGTCTATCCTCCTTGCGGTTCTGTTCTGCAAGCCACTTATCGCTAAACTGACGTTCAGATATACCTGGAATGAACGGATAATACTCATGGTAACAGTTTGCACCCTGCAGGCCGGTTACAGTCCCAAGACCACACACTGTCACCAGCTCCCGATAGCTCCAAACCTTTCCCTGCCATGTCCGATGGGACGGCCTTGCACCAGCGTGCCAGTCAATCTCAAAATACTCCGTGTGGAGCTTCTGTGCATTCGTTTGTGATATATGGCCAGTCAGCTGTGATAATCCTGTCATGATGGCCCTGCGTGCTGCCACGTCACACCGGCTGGAATATCCGCTGGCATAATCCACAGTGCGCAGTCCTGAGTTAGTCATCTGGCCTACCACACGGCGGATAACCGTATTGTAATCAAAGGCGCCGGAAGTAATTTCCACAATGGCATTATCCAGATACTGATTATAGTAATCCGATAACGGGGAAAATACCTTCCTGCCTCCGCCCATATCCACCATGAATCCCATGGACCGGGTGATGTTATACAGTTCATCATTGGACTGCTGTATGAGGCCATTCACAAGCTGCTGTAGCTGCTCATTCTGTTCATATGGGATAAATTCCTCATTGACCTGCTCATAAAGCTCTCTTGACCGGGTGTATTGCTTCTCAACCACTTCGTCGTAGAGTTTAAATGTCTCTGGGTAGTCATCACCCACAGCGCTCTTAACAATGTCCTCTATGTCTTTGGTGCTGTTTCCAAGGATATAATACCGGTTCAACTGGTAATCTGCGGAAGAGGTTATCTGTCCTGTTTTCTTAATCCGCCGCACCACGTCCTCCATGATACGGTTCTCCAGGTTACGAAACTTCCGTTCCACGCCTACCGTCATGTGGCTCTCATAAGACCGGTTCATTTTATGGTATCACCCCTGTCTGCTCCGGTATCCTGGCGGCAGCCTTCTCCTCCGTCTCTCCGTACCACTTCGCGCGGTATTCTGAGAGGGACATTACCCCCATGGACACATCCTTCCTGTCCTCATTGCGCTCTGTCTGTTTATCCTCAATGATGGAATCATCAAAGTCAATCGTGATATCCGTATCCTCATTAAGCCCTGCCACCCTTGATGCAATCCCCAGGCGGATAATAATGCGGATAAGCTCTTTCAATACCTCATCCAGTATAAGCTCATGCTTCTGGACGGACCGGTACATGTCACTGTTCTCGGATATGACCTGCGTCGCGGTCTGGGCACTCCCATTTACAAAACGGTATCGTTGAGTACCGAAACCGCATTTAACGGACAGGTAATTAAGGTCGTCGTCTATGGCCTTGCTATGGGCATCCACACGCAGTTCCATGTTGACTTCTTTAATGGCCTCGTTGGTGTCCTTAAGATAATCCTCCGGCAGCCGGTAAAATACTGTATCACTGGTATCAAATGTAGGATTCCCGTATTTATCGTCCAACAGCTCCGGGGCTACAAATATACGTTTCCGTCCCAGGTCAAACTCGTTTGCGTAAGAATCATAGGTCAGGTCAATCTTTCGCAGGGTGTCAACCGCATTGGCAAACAACGCAACCCCCATAGGATTACTGTCATCCTCGTCTGCATTATTGACAATGTTCAGACGGTCAACCACGAACTGTGGTTTATCAGAACCCGTCTCAATCCGTTCAGCGAGGCCAGAAAACACCGGGAGCTGTGACCATTCATCTTTTGTAAGCTCCTTTCCTGCTCCGGTCGTGCACTCCACCACAGTATTCTCAATCACATAAAAGCCATCTTCCAAACGATGGAATTGAATCTGTGCGTATTTCTTTCTCCGGCAGGTCTTTGGGAATACAAAAGCACACTCCATCACTTTCCCATTCTCCCAGGATAACGGAAAGATGTTCGGTGCCTCCAGATAGTTAATTTTCACTATACCATTCAGGATGTTCCCCTGGTCATCCACCTCCGCGTCAGCCAGATAGGGCACATACGCAACCGTTCCTTTGGCCGCCTTGCGTTCCTGGTATTCATTCCCCTTGGTCATGAAATTATTCTGTCTCAGGACATCCTGCACAAAAGCATCTGTCGTAGCATCCCCTATGGTAATCTTGACACGCTCATTCAGCAGCAGGTCAGCCATGTCCTCACATACCTTCTTTGCCATTCCCAGGCTGTGCCGCCGGCATCTCGTCCAGGTCCCCTGCCCTCCATATACGCGGTAGAAATGAAACTTTCTAACATTACTCCGGTACCAGCTGTCCCATTCCGCAATCTTGCGATAGAATGAGGCGTCAACCGTATCAATATCTTTTTTCTTGAAATACTCAAATATATTCATCCTCATCCTCCTCGTCCAATGGGTTCCTAACTGTTTCATCGTACTCTTTTGCTGGTAAATAGGGTTTTAATTTACTCCACATTCCCATGACCAGATAACGTATAGCGTCCATACAATGGTCGTCCACTTTAACAGGTTCTTCCTTCCCGCGTTCGATTGACTTCTTGTCATACTCATAGGTCCCGAATTCATCAATTGCATTCTGCTGCCGTGGCGATACGGTCAACATGTCAAACACCAGGAGCAGCTGTACGCGGGAAATACCAGGTTTTACATCGTTTTCCGCCTTCCGCGTCAATATAGTGTAATCGCAGTCACGGGCCTCCCTTTTGATTTCCTCGGCCAGTCCCGTTGCTGATGGGTCCAGGTATAAATAAAAATAACTGCAGGCATACGTCTCATGCAGTTGGTCCGTGAACGTAATGAAATCCTTTGCGTATACGGAAGGGCTTTTTTGTTTTCCCGATTCCCGGCCGGAATGGAAATACTCATCCAGACCTGTAAGCCTGTGCTCATATTCATCCAGGCCAAATGCCTGGAAGGTGGTGGCATTCTGCTGCCCGTAGTCGCCACCAATACCAATAACCCTGTAATGACCTTTTTCTGGTTTGACCTTATGTCGGTCGGAGAACATGTAATAGATAACCTCATCCACACCTATGCTCTGTCCCAGCCAGACCCAGCGATACTGTTTTTCGTCGGCCTGGCGCATGACCTCAGCGGAATCAATCAGGTCCTGTCCCAGCCAATCCGGCGGTACATCCCTGTAATCTGTGTGTATATGAATGCAGTCATCACGCTGCTCCATCTTGCGGCACCACTTATTGATGGGTGCATTCGGATTCTTCGGAGGGTTATACAAGTATATCATCTGGAAACCACCTTGATTCCCGCGGATAAAGGTCGCCTCAATGTTTGCCAACTCGTCCTCACCTTCTCCGTCATCAAAAAACTCGGTCAACTCGTCCAAGATGACCAGCTTGATGGGCTTATCCTCGTCTATGATACCCTTTGTATCGTCAATGCCATCGGAGCCGGCGAAGTACATCGTGGTACCATACTTTTTATAGGTTATCTCCATAGGGGACTTCCCAATCTTGAATGCGCTCTTTTTGACACCCAGGCGATTGATACCCCTCAGCATCTCTTTATACACCGTCTTACGCAGTTTGTTGTGATGCTTACGCAGGACAACCACGGAGCCGTTCTTATCACTGATTAGCTGATAGTCAGCCCGGACAGCTGCATAGCTGGACTTCGTGCCGGCGCGCCCGGATGTGAGTATGATGTGCTTATGCCTTGTATCGTTAAAAATCGGTAGGTATTTCGGTATCACTATCTCCGATATCCTGACCTGCTTCTTTTGGCGCATCGTTCACTACCTCCACACCGTCATCTTCATCCGGGGATGTCTCCCTGCGCATCCGCTCTGTGTCAGCCTTTAGCTGCTCCATCCGTATCTTCTGTTCCTCCAGGTCTGTCTCAGATTTGGAAGTCTGTCCCAACACGTCCTTGATGGCCATGAAAGCCTTCACATCCCCGCGCATGGCCTTTTCTATCATAGCCATAGTAATTATCTCCTCGTAGGTGCTTTCGCCCCCATCAGCACGTAATATATCAGACAGGCCTTCAACCTCAACTTTCATAGTCAAAAGCCGATTCATTGTATCTCTCATGGCGGCCTTTCGCCTCCGGGCCTCACCGGATGCCTTACCGCCTTTTCTGCCATTCTCTCGGGCTTCGCTCGGGCTTAAACGTATTAGGTTTTCATTGTTTGCCATCACCTCACCTTCCTATCTGGCTGTTTTAAGTATAGAAAAAGAGACAGCCTGAGCTATCCCTTCCGTTCGTTTTCAATCTTGTGCTTTTCAGCTTCTATCATTACTGCATATGCAAAATCTTTAATAAATGATACAGCCGTTGCTATATGCATTCTTTCATACACATAGCGCCAGTATTCAAACACCTCACGAATATCATTCAATGACTTCTCAAATTCAATATCGGACTTGTCGATATCTTTTAATCTGTAGCAAGCACTTTTTATGTTATCTTTTATCTCATCATCATTAATCAACGAATACAATTTATATAAATCATGTGTGGGCTTAAACTGTACCCTTGTGGATACCAACAGACTTTTTAAAAACAATTCGGCCGCAAAAGAAAGATTTACTATATACGGTGCTATGAGGTTCCCCATCTCCCCTTGGTATTCAAACTGCATATGGCGTATTTTTTCTGCCGTTTTTAGAAAACAATATCCCTCATAAAAAATATTCTCTGAATCGTTTGAATACAATTTTTTATGTTCATTTTTATTACATGTGAATACCGTCCCCTCTTCCATGGTTATCACCATCCTCACTTTTCTTTCTATCTTACCATAAAATCAAACAGGGGGAAAGTCTCTTCATGTTTACCAGAACCTTTTTAGGAGGCCCCGGACGCCCTAAGTTTCAGGCGCCGGGAATTGGGTATATAAAAGGCACCCATTGCTGGATGCCTAAATGCTTACACTTTTCTCATTTTAAATTATATCACATATCAGCGTGACAAACGTGACAATTTTACTTGACGCGCATAAATCTGGAAAATTTTTGTTTACAAGCCTCAGCAGTATACCCCTCTCCCATTGCTTCGGCTACTTCATCCCAGTTTTTTCTGTCAATACAGTAAAATTCTGTAATACGTCTTAATTCGCTATCATCAATGCTGTAAATATATTCTTCCGCATCGGCAACCATCATTTCAATCCTGGATACATGAAGCTCCTTTTTTGCTTTCCTCTCCCTAAGCCTGGCACGTTTCCGATTGATGGCCGAATGGTCGTTCTCTCCACGAATCACACAGGTTCCGAGTGGTTTCTTTCCTCGTTTTCCTTTTGTCACAACATCTGTAACTTCTCTATCAAGCGGCCGCATAGACCTAATTTCTGCTTCTAAATTCCGTATTCTACGCTCTTCATCTTCTGCCTCTTTTATCATACTTGCATATTGTTTTAATATGCTCTTATCTGCCATTCTTAAAACCTCCTTACCCCGCGCACTTGCCATGTACAGCCTGTGTCTCCTCTGGGTCCTCAATGATATAACACTCCATGGTTGTATTGACATTGCTGTGTCCCAGGACCGCCGCTATGTCCTTAAGTGATGCCCCGTGCCGAGCCATGTATGTAGCCAGATACGCCCGGAACCTATGCGGATGCAGATTTAATCCCTCCAAGCGCGGGTCACTGGCTACTATCTCTTTGAGCATCTTGCGTATGGTGCAGGTGCACACCCTGCCATACAAACCACCAGTTTTCCTAAAATTAATAAACAGGGCCTCGCTGGTATCTGGCAGTGCCCGGCGCCACTCCAGGTATGCTTCCAGATGTACAATAGCGCGTGGAGTGAAGAACGCTGGCCGTTCCTTGCGTCCCTTACCGTAGATAATGCAGCGTTTCCGGCTGATGTCTATGTCACCAACATCTAATCCGACCAGCTCTGATATACGCATCCCTGTAGCCACCAATATCTCCACAATGGCTCTATCCCTGACGTGCCGGCAGCCACACCGGATGATTTCCACTTGCTCGTCCGATAGCACCCGCTTCACACGCTGCTCCTCTTTAATCTTATAGACTTTACCCATGGGATTCTTCTTGGGTTTCCGCATGAGGCAACCACCATCTTCCAGTAAATCCTCATTCATGAGCCATTTGTAAAATGACTGAAAGACGTGAATCTTATTGTTAAGGGTGTTATCCTTGTTGTGGTGCTCCGTCTGCTCCAGGCCAGATAGGCCCTGATGTCATTGCTTGTCACGTCCGCGTAGTTCTTCCGCAGGAATTGGAAAAGACATTTAAGTTCGCCACGGTAGCTCACGATAGTGGCATCTGTTCTCTTCTCCAATTTCAGGCACTGCAGGAACATCTCCACCACCCGAGGGGTATCATCCACATACTCTGCCGGCAACTGCCTCTCCTCCGACTCTGACAGGATGGTCTTGTTCATCAAATTCATGTACAGGGCCGCCTCGACCTCTTTCTGCCGTCTGAGCTCGTCCCACATCTCCATCTGAGTTACCAATGTGTTTAATACCTGCCGTATAAAAACATCTGTATTAATCGCTGTCTGCATATTATATCCTCCCTCATTTATTGTATTATTTTCCACTTGTTCACCATGCTTGAGTAAGCTATAATATACTCAAGCAATATCAGAGCGGTGGTAGCATCTTGGCAGGTGTCCACCGCTTATTTTCTTTCACGCACATATGTTCTTTTCTTTCGTTTTTATTTGCCGGGGTAATCCCCCGGCTTGTTTTATCTATACTCGTTTTACCACAATCGGTATCCTGCCCAAATCGTGCCCGCATCCCTTCAATACTTGCGTCACCCGGTTCCACTCATCGGCCAGTTCTGACTCCTTCCCATCCTCCACCCTCACAAAGGTATATCGCTTTTGGTACAGGATACCCACATCACTGTAATGCTCTATCTGCTGCCGGTGCCGGATGCCCAGCATTACCATCAGCTCCGCTGCTCTGTACCGGCCGTCGTATTGGCCACAATCATACAAGTCATAGTACACAGGTCTTGATGCCACGTACAATCACTCCCTTCGGTGGCTCCCGCAGCTCCGGAACCGGGCACAGGCTGGTGTATATGTAGGCCTGCGCCGTCCGGATGCGCTCCTTGATGGCCTCGTCGGCCTGGGCGGCCAGGGCCTTGCTGCGGTCGATGTGGCTGACCTTGGACTGCTTACTGCCTTTCTTTCTCATGCCAGCCTCCTAATCATCCGCATCAATCAATATCTCTTTCTCTAAATCTCCATCAGCATTCAGGATGTCCACCACAGTAGCCATAGCTATGGGCCTGTACTTTTTCTTTGGATACTGCTGGAACACTCCACCATCCGAGTTATAACCGTAGATATCATTATACTTGTTAGCAAGACGCTTATCCATCGGAATGGAACTGTTAGTCAGTTTCACCTTAACACCATCGGGGTATGTAAATATAATCTTCCACATGTTTTAATCTCCCTTCGTATCGAAAATGTCAGCAAATTGATTCCTTCCGCAATTCTTTCAATCTCTAACTTTCATTTGCTGCCCTCCTGTTCCAGGCCTCGATTACAAATTCGACTGCATTTCCAGTAGGGGCCTTTCCAATCCATCCATCTGTCAACGCCTGTGTGGATGCCTTACATGTACCGCAAATTACCTTTACTCCATTATTAACATATAGATATGCCTTCTCTCCGCAAAACGGACATGGCTTCAACTCTTCCATTAAGTACTCCCTTCGTATCGCAAATGTCAGTTTTGCGGATTATGCAAAGCCAATTCTGTTTCCTTGTAATGCCGCTGTTGTCCGTTACTATGCTCCACCCAATAGGTTCCATCTCCACATACCTCAACAACCACACCAGTAATATACTCGCTCGGATTTAAAAACCACCTAACGATATCTCCGTCTTTAAAATTGTTCATCTATGGCCTCCTAAATGTTAATATTGCTTATTTCAGTTTTCCTGTTTTAAAAGATTCTGAATCTCACGGATATGCCGCCGAATATCTCCGGTCTTTTTAGGTCCCAAGTCAACGCACATGTCGTCTACGGCTTCTTGAAGATTGGCAGCCATACTTGATAATTCATTTTCTGGATAATACTTTTTTATTGTAACGCTATCTGCTGAGGCATATATTTCCATAGGTGTTCCTTCGTTTATTCCTAACTTCCTCCTTATTTCCTTCGGCAGCACTATCCGCCCCAAATAGTCCACTCTACGTACAATTCCTGTTCCATTCATATTTTATATTCCTTTCTCCGGTTCTCCCGAAAATGTTAATTTTCCAATATTGGCAGCATAGGAGGCATATCTCCAGTCTGATATGCTACTTCAATCTGCGGGGCCATCCACTGTCCCACTGTCTGTCCATCGGGTAATACAATATGTGCCAGAAATTCATCATCGAAACAGCTCACACCACTTTCAATAGCTTCAAACTTTGCCTTAATTACCAACAGCAGCGCACGCCAGCGTTGACGTTCAATTTGTTCAGTATCTTTCTGCGTTTTTCCAGCTCGAACTGTCACGATAAAGCGAACCTGCCGACCAGCTGCCGTGAATCCAATCATTACTTTATCTCCTGAATATCCTGAAACAAATTGCTCAGCGCCATGTTTCCGAATCAGTTCTTCAATTTCCATCCTGCTCTTGCCGACAGGAACTGTTGTTTTTTCTGCATACGCCATACAGTACCTTCTTTCTTTGTAAAATCTTAATTTTTCAAACACTCCCATGTTCTCTGTTTCCAGTTGTATTTCCAGTTTATATCATCAAAACGATGATACTTTTTACATTTTACACACCATTGTACTTTCCTCATCTGGCACCTTCTTTTCTCAAATGTTTAATTTACTGGTTCCCAATACCAGTCAATCCGTTGCATGACAATTTCTTTAATATCCTCTTCTATTTCTTCGTCTGTCACCCCGTCCGGATATTCCAGCTCATCCTCTACATCAGTACCAGCGTATCCATAATTAGCTTTATATTTTACTTTTCTCATTTTTCATCTCCGTCAAAATCTTAATTGTCTGACTCACGACATTTTTTTATAATCTGTCTAAACTGCCGTACTGTCCATAAATCCCATCCGGCAATCCATTCCACCAGTCTGTTTTCCTCTTCCGTCAGCTCTATTCCTTCCAATGCCTTTTCTAATATTTTTAAATCCTCTTCTAACATACCTTTCCTCCACAAAATAACGATATAGTGGATGTGCGCCAGACCGGAACCCCTGGCCGTATGGTCCTCCATTATCTCTCCATAGGCACATCCGCTGCTGGTCTTACTGGTTGTGCATACACCAGAGCCACGCCAGCTATCTTTACGCAGTCTCGGTCCTGCGAATCAGGTACCGGTATGCGCTGCTGTGTTATAAGCATTACACGGGCATCTGGTATGGGCATAGGCTGCCAAGGTAACACCGGTCCACAAATTCCGCTGCCTCGCCGCTCTCCAGCGCTTTAATAGCCATCTCGTAAGCCTGTATCTGCCTCTCTGCCTCTGCTATAAAATCTATCTTGTCAGGTATCGTGTTTCCGACAATTCCCGTTCGTACCATTTGCGCCCATCCCTTATCTGTAGTTTGGTAACGGTATGTATTAATGTGTTCCTGCAATATACCTACGGCTTCTCGCTTGTCAATTGTCATACTTTTCCCTCCCTCTCTCCCCGTAATCATGTTCCTTTTCTTCTTCCCAAATAACATCGGTGACTTCCACCTTATCAAACGGAATGCAAAATGAGCCTTGCGCTTCCCATTCCTCTGATTTCCATTTCTGTTCAAAATCTTCCAGACTATCAGCCAGACATAGGCCCGCCTCTTCTTCTGTTTGGTACATGGTCCGCATCATTACATCATCCGACTCATCCGGCCAGCTGAACAGATGGTATTTCTCATGGTTGTCATAATCCCATAGCGTTAACGCTACCACATGCCCATCTATCGGCCATCCAGTGCCACTTACGCGCCCTTCTACGAGCTTTGGTCTATATCCCTTCATTCACTCTTCCTCCTCCGCTAAATGTGTGTTTTGATTACTTGGACGCCTAGAAAAATCAGGACATATTTCAGTCCTATCATATGCCGGTCGGAGAAATGCTTTCGTCATAGGTGATGGGTATTTCTCCATTTTCTTAATCGCTGCCATTCTTTGACGTTCCGAATTCTCGCTATATTGATTTTTCATTTTGTTATCTGGCAATTCACTTCCCCCTTGCCTGAATGTTATCCTTGGTATCGCATGTGTAATGCATTCCGGGTATTGTTATAGTTCTAGGGCATTCATCCACATAATCAATCAACCCTATCTCTTTCATATCCCGCAGATATCCCCAGATAGTAGAGCTTGACGTATATCCTACCCCGTCCCCTATTTCTCTGGTTGTGGGGGGATAATCATGCTCTAACATGTATTGCTTTACAAACACCAGGATTTTTTTATGTATTTCCTTCAACTCTCCACTCCTATCCTCTCATTCCTTCTATAAGCGCTTTCCGGTTCTGCTCTGCTATCAGTTCCCTAACGGATTCTTCCGGGAATGGCAGCTGGAATGTACGTTCCTTGATTCTATTGGTTATCCTGTCATCATATCGCAAGTCCTGCAGGCTTAAATTGCTGGTGTACATTGTTATCAGCTTGTCCTGGTACCGGCCATTGATGATGCTGTAAAACCGTTCTCCAATCCAGTCCTTTGGAATCTCCGTTCCGAAATCATCTATCACCAAGACCTGTACAGTGGATAACGCTCTTAACAGGTCGCTCTCGCTTCTGTCCTTATCATCCCATGTGGCCTTAATCTCGTTGATAATCTGCATAGAGCCGGCAAACTTAACCTGCATCCTGTATGTACTGACCATCTCGTTTGCTATGCTTGCGGCCATTCGTGTCTTGCCTGACCCCTTGGTCCCGGAATACAGGTACAGTCCCATTCCGTTGCCTTTCATTTCATCCAGGTTATCCAGATAGTATTTAATGGCTGCCCCGGTATTCCTGATTACCTTCCGGCTCTCATCCTTCCGGTATACCCCCAGGTCGAAGGAACGGATATCAAGGTTTCTAAATGCCTCAGGTATATTGGCAAATTCCAATTTCCTGTTCGCAATCTGTCGTTCCACCAAACCACAGTCACATCTATATCCGCTTTCCCGGTCTTCGTCATCAAACCAGTATATCCATCCGGTGCCGTGGCATTTGGGGCAGACATCAGAAGCCATCAAACCCTTCCCCGGCTCCTTCGAGGTAGTCATCGTTGTATGTCTGCGTTCCTTCTGTATTCGGCTGAGCATTTCCTGCAATGGGTCCATCTCCATCTCCTTTCAGGTAATCCGCAAACGGCGTATTTGGGCCAAAAAAGGTAGCCGCATGTTTGATATACCGTTCTTCCGTGTGCATACTTTTACAATCATCAGCGTATCTTTTAGCTGCTGTTTCCAGCTCGTCCTCTGAAAATCCATCAGATAAGCGCGCCTTATATGCCTTATAGGCCGCTGCTTTCTCTTTTTTTCTCGGGTACGCTTGCCACATCTGCTCAAAACGCACACAATAGTTTTTTTTATCTTTTACATTATCATTTACATTATCATTTACATTATCATTTACATTATCATTATCATTTACATTATCATGTTTTTTTGCTTCTGTTTGCTTTTCAAAAAAACCATTTGCTTTTTTTGCTTCTTCCGGTTTATCAGAAGAAGCACTACCTTTTGGCCTTCCTCCAAGTTTCCCAGCTTCTCTTCTGGATTCTATCATCTTCTGGTACTTCTGATTATCTCTATCAAGCTGAGCCTTAATAAAGCTAAAAGCCATTTGTGTCATTCCATCCATCTGAGGAAGTTCCTTGTCTGCTGCATATAACATGATAGCAGTAAACAGATTTCCTCTCTGCTCCATATTTAGCAGTGATATTTGGTCTATATTCGCTGTATACATTACAAAACTGTCTCTCATAATCCTGCACCAAACATACTCAATTGCCCAGGAAATCCGGTATCTTTTCTTTTAGTGTTCTTATTTTTTTTTATAAAGAGCTGTGCGCCACGCTCTGCCGCCTTTATGCTCTCTATCCGGCTATTCTGGCTTTCAATCCATTTATAGGCTTCCTGCCGCCCTTGTGCATCATCAGGAGGTATATAGTAACCTTTCCCTTTCGACAATGTAAGAATCACCTTATCGTGTCTTAACATTTCAATCGCGGTTCGTATGTCTCTATCTTCTTCTCCTGTCTTAGATACCAGTTCATCTCGGTTCAATGCATTCTCTTTTCCTACAAGGAGCACATTATATACCCTTGCCTGAACTTCTTCGCTAACAGTTCGTTTATTCTTCAAATAATCCCTCCTTTCGGGCCGGGTAAAGGAGGTTTGACAGGTCCCGGCCCAGGGTCAGAAAGTATATCGTGACATATCAGCATTCTGACCAGTACTCATTTCCGTTGTATGTATCATCCCGCAAGGGGAATAGATACCAAAAATGTCAGTTTTATGGCTTAAACTTAAATGCATGACCTATTCCGATTCCATATCTTCCGAATACCAATGCTTTTCCATATTCTGCATTCCATATTTCTATGTATTTCTTTGGATTTGTATGTTCGGCTTTGGTAATCCATATTAAAGCAAACTTCCAAACCCACAAAATATAAAAATCTCTCCATTTTACTTTAAAAATAAAAGGATGTTTCCTATCAATCATAACTTTCCTCCGGTTATCCCAGAAATTTTAATTATCAAACTTGATTCCGTACACCTTATATCTGTCCTCAAACGCTGTCATACCAATGCTATGCGCTTCTGTATGGTGCTGCCGGCATAAGCATATTTTCCGGTACTCCGAATCATCAACCTTCCTCCGGTCATTACCCATGCCGATAGTATCTACATGATGTATCTCTCCATCTCGACCGCATATAGCACACTTACGAAGCTTTAAACACGCATACAGGTAATGTCCTATATCATCGGTACGGTTAAGGGCGAAATCCAACAACGGTATTCCCTGCTCCAGCGCATAATCCAACATAGTATTGATAAATTCCCTGGCAGTATCCATAGAGCAATCAGACAGTGAAAAATATCCGCATCCGGTCCGGTTGATATGTAAATACTTAAGCCATTCTTTCTCTACCTCAGGCACGTTCCCGGAATAGGCGGAGATGTCATTAACTGTGGCATAAATCTTTTTGCGCTGGTCTGCACTTATATGTCTACCATCGTCAAGCCATACACTGCATCTATTCATGTGCTTATCAACGATTGGTTCCATAAGATTTTTTCCAGGAATAAATATCTTTAGATACGTTCCCTCTGGAACAAGCTTGTATGCTATTATGTCTGCTGCCTCATGCATATAATCACCTCTTTGGGTCATTCCATGGTAGTTCACTATCCTGCATATCATTCGGTGGCTGCATTACTAACTCCTTATCTGGATGTTCTTTCAGCTTTTTAATTGTTTCATTTGCCTGGGAATTAGTCATATCATGAATATCAGTCAGTCCATACTTTGATAGCACATTCTTAATCCCTATTCCTGTCCGTTTCAGCTCCAGGAATATTTCATTGATATCAGATTCAGTAATCAAATCTGGACTATTCTGCTTGTTATATTTAGTTCTATCTGAATCCCAATAAACATCAGCACCAATTCCAAGCTGCTTACACGCTACCGATATAGCATCTGTGGTTGCCATTTTATAGCATTCGTCCGAAACATATATGCCGGATTTCTCTTTTGATGCAAACATGCTGCCGCCGTTTCCGGGAATTGGTTTAGACCATTCCCCGTCAACCTTTATGTATAATTCGATATCCACAAAAGCCGCTATCTCATTTCCTGATGTTTCTAACCACTTTCGTGTAGGTATGTAGTACCACCCTATCCCACATGGCCCGAACTGCTCAGTAAGGACTTTTATGCGCCACATAGGGTTAATATCGGTCATACCGCTGGTACGACCTCCCTTAATGGTTTTCTTAGCGCTATCTGGAACAGAACGGACCTTTTGGTATAAGTCAAGATTTTCCATACACAACACCTACTTAATCTGTATATTCTGTTTCTGTTCAATATGCGCCCCTGGAACTGTAAGACCTCCTTTTATGGCTTCTTTAATTTTGGTTTTGCTCGGTTCCGGCTCCTTGGCAACAAGGTATTCTGTAGGGATATTAGATGTATCCTCAATCACAACCGATTCTGATTTACGGTAAGATATTGAAATTCTCGCCGTTTTGAACTTCTCACCGTCAAGATATCCAGATAAGTATTCCTTAAGCCGTTCGGCCTGATTACCTGCGGCTACTTTTCTTGCATTAAGATTTTTAATTTCAGAATCAATGGCACCCTCCTCCGCTTTGAGATTTTTGTACCAGCAAGCTATATTCTCAATCTTCTTTTCCTTTTCCATCTGGAGTCGGTCCAGACGTCCATCGTCTATGATTTCCCCTGTTTCCATGTCAACGCAACCCAATATTTCTGTATCAATTTCATATAAGTTCATCTACTTGTCCTCCATCTGAATATAAAGTGTAATTCTGACCCTCTGATTTGATAGGCTCCTGCATTCTTTCTACCTTTTTCACTCGCTTAAGCTTCCTCTGATGGCATTTATCACATTATTTCCAATGTTCCGGGTCAAGAAAACATCCGCAAGAATCACATTTAGAATTATTCATCATGTGTTTTATCCATAGGGGCTTTAGCCGTTACGCCTCTTAAAATACCGACCAGTACATTACGACTGGCATATTCATCGGTATCCAAAAAAACCAAAGCTGCATTTACCCGACCTTCAAGCTCAATAAGCTTTCTATATTCATTGGCAGAAATTTCAACTGTTCTTTCTTCCATATTGCAAACCTCCATAATCTCTGATATAATCAGACTGAGTTATTTTTTGTATACGGTCGTTTAGCCCTGCCAGGCTGACGGCCTTTTTTATTGGCTTACCATATCCCGTGTACCGGCTTGCATTCACCATTGCTCCGGCCCGGTTGGTGCCATTCCGGCGGCGGCTCATAATATCACCGCCAGACATATCACCAACAATCCGCTTAAGACCATCACCGCAGCAGTTAAGCCTCGAATAATCATCCGGTCTTTCTGCCGCGGGCTTAAGTGGGTTTTACCAACAGGTATGTATTCAAGCTGTTTCAACAAATTTCATCTCCTTCCCAGTCAATTGCAGAAGTATCTGCAATTTTTCTATTGTCAGTTTTTGAGGGTTGGCTTTACGCTCTCTAAACGTGCTTGTACAAAAACCCAAATACAAGGCCAGCTCATTATCATCAAAGTTATTTCTTATTTTGGCTTCTTCTATCAGTAGCCGTATGCTGTCCTTTTGCCATTCTGACGGCTTCTTAGATTTCACTCTTACTTCCTCCTTAATTGCTAATCTTGCATCTTAGCAAAACGCTCAATATCAGTTACGCGACATTTAAAAGCTAAAGTGCCGTCTCTATCATATAATGTTAAAAAATTTGCCTCATCTTCGATATCAACGTTGGAAAAATAGAATTCATTGCAATCAATTCCCTTTGCAAAACATTCATGAGTCTTTACATATACGCTTTTATACATAATTTTTGCAACCTCCTTTTAAAATCTTAATTTGAATACTCAGCACTTCTTCCCCGGTTCTGGCCGGTATGGTTCCGGCAGTGGCATCCATGCAACAACACTTTTCATTTCTTCTCTCCATGCCTTATTTTCGCTATTATCACCGTCAGCAACTATGAACCATTTTTCGCATTCATAATAGCAGTATTCAATATCGTATCCTCCAAATTGTTTTGCAAATGTTACAAGGAAAAATTTTGGTTCATCCGGCAACTGTTCCGATACTGGAATCCATCTTCGACTCTTCTTTTCTTCCAAAACAGTTATTGCCTCTTCGATAGCATAGTCTTCGGGTTCTGGATATACATATCTATGCCCAGACGCAAAAGCCGGAGCACCAATCATATCTGCATAATCCTGTAATGGATTTTGCATACCTTTTAGTAATTCTATTGCTTCTTGCTCTTTCATATAGTTTCTCCTTTTCCATAGTTAAATGTTAAGTTGGCGGCGGCCGGAGTCGAACCGGCACCCTCTTACTTTCCACCATGGTTATGCCAGGAATCGAACCTGGACCTGTGTGCCACACACCGCCATTAACTCTTAAAATACTGGTAAAGCGCTATTGCTATAATTATTAGTATCTCTGCAAAAACAGTGCAAACAACTCCTGCTAAAAATGGATTAATGTACATCGTTTATCTCCTTCTCTTCCTCTTGATTCCCCGGCTCTTGCCGTTCTTCTTAATCCTGGCCCTCTGTCCCATTCTCTAAATCTCCTTGTGTTCCTGTGTTGATGTTGTTCAGTCCGGTGCCATCCTGGGTTATATAATCATAAGACTGGAATATGTGTATCCAATAAGCATTAGTGCCTATAAATGCAGCTAATCCAATAACAAAAGTGATAACCCACGCATGAAACCATCGGTTACTGCTTTTCTTGGCTTGCTCTATTACCTCTACAGCAAAATACTGCTCCAGCCCTTCCCATGTTGGCTTGTCCTTCTGGTTTTCAATGTTCATAATTTTTTTCCTCCTGTGCTTGCGTAATACAGGAGAAAATGGTAAAATATTCCTGTATCCGCATTAGGCTCATTAATGTGGTTACGGCTCCGGTTGGTGTTCGTGTCACCTCCGGGGCATTTTATAAATCTAATCTTCCGCTTCTATGAGTTCTCCATCTTTAAGCATGTACCATGTATCTGCTTTGATGTTTACTCCATCAACAACTACTGCTTTCCAGTTGGAAATTTTACAGCTATTTTCTTCTTCTGCAATAACCAAAATCGAACCTATCCCTCCTTTTGCTTTTACCCCGTTTCCTCTTGCAACAGATAATCCGTTTTCGCCTGTTGATGATTTTCCACGACTTGTTGCTGCTCCGTAGTCCCCGGCTGTTGCTGCTCCGCAGTTCCCGGCTGTTG